AGGTCCATCACAGTGCCACGAACTGCACCCAAGGCCGCGCCGAGCAAAGTGCCAGTGGGTAGGGTGATGGTTGTAGCGGCTGCCGAGGTGGAGGTGATGTAACCGGTAATAACTTCTGCCGCTGTGGCTGTTGCAGTGGCGTCGATTGCTGCGGTTGTTGGGTGGTTTTGATCAGTGAACACCAAATTGGTGGTCGTCAGATCGGTTACGCTGGTGGTCGCGCCAAAAGTGGCATCGACGGTAACCGCGCCAGTGGTGGCGTTGACGGTGATGTCTTGAAAGCCGTTCTCGGAACGAACTGGGCCCGAAAAAGTCGTATTGCTCATGATGATTCCTCACATGCGAGTTGAGGTGCATCTGTCTGCATGTCGTCGGCCCGGAGCCGTCAGATACACCGGAAAGGTCCGGGGTAGTGGCAATATATCACGCGGATTCGGAGGGGTCAACGAGCTTATTGGACTTTTCCAAGTTTTCTTCTTGAGTGATCACGCGCAGGTTCCACGGCACATGCAGGCCGCAGACCTCTTCGCCTTGGATTGGCACCTCGTGATCCACCGCATATCGAATTCCAGTGGCGCGGCTCATCTCAATTGCCAGTCTGTACTTCAACCGAATCTCCATGCGCTGCTCGGGCGACAGCCATTTAGGCGTGGCTTCACGAAATCGGCGGCGGCGCAAGCTGACAAGCTCTCGGTACAAGTCTGGGTTGGCCTGTTTGTATTTTTTCTTGTAGGCGTTTTTTGCCTCATCTGGACGAGCTTGTGCCGCAGCAACCACGGCGTCTTTGTTGCGCTCGTAGTACCCCTTTTTCGCCTTTTGACCGGCCTCTGACTTGTTGTACTCTTTGAAGTACTCCGATCTGGTTTTGAGGGCTTGAGACCACTCAACCTTTAGGCACTCAACGCAGGCACCTTTGGTCTTGCGCGGTGCAATGTGCCCGTGTTTGCAGGGCTCTCCAGTGAAGTAATACTTAACCCCAGTCGCCTTAGCTTCAGCTCGGGTCTTTGGTAAATTTGTGGTGTCCATGATGTCTCCTGTTTCGACACCGGTAATTGTACACCAAAGAAAAGGGAGCCGAAGCTCCCTCTTCAATTTCCCCAATTAAGCACCGGGAGAGCCATAGACGCCGAGCGGATCGCTGACACCAAAGGAATAACGCTCACGAGCTTTGTAGCGAACGTTTCCAGTGTCAAAATCCCCGTCCATTGAATTCGCCAGAGGCGAACGGACAAAGTGCTTCAGACCGTTAGGCACGTCAGTCAACAGGAACCAAGCGTTGGTGTCGGTCAAGAAGTTGTTGATCGTGTAACCACCGGGGATGGAGCCGTTGTTCTTAATGGCGTTGATATCGTTGTCAGCAGTGCCAACGCGGAGTTCAGTTTCCAACAAGCGGGTTGCAACGAATTGCAGTGCAGGTGGAACCACCAATTTCTTGGGCTTGGCTGCGATCAGCAGGCCGCGTTCGTCTGTCCAAGCAGCGATCTGAATGACGGCGTTTTCCAACGAAGTCTCGTTCAGGTCGGCAGGAGTAGCCGGACGGTTGCTGTTTACACCACCAGAGATCAGAGGGTGAGCAGTCGAGAACAAAGTAACACCGTCGCCGTAAGTGACGCCAGCGGTAAAACCAGTGTTCAAGATGGCTGCAGCCTTGACCTGCTTAGTGTACGACATACCACGGGCCAGAGCTTTGGTGTATCGGCTGGACAAGCTGTCATACAGGTTGTCTTCGATAGCCTCTTCAGTGATGGAGAAGCCCAAAGCAATGGTTTCGTGGGTGTAGCGAGCAGTGAAAGCTTCCTGCGCATTGTCATAAGCAATGGCAGCGCCTTCGTTCTTCACCGGAGCGGCGGAGAAGCCAGACAGCTTGGTTTCTTCTTCAAAGCTACGCTCCGATGTCTCGGTTTCGTATATTTCTTTGTGCTGCTCGCCGTAACGGGCGTACTCCAGACCGAACAGAGCGTTCAAGCCGGGGAGCAATTCTTTCAGCAGTTGTGCGCGTGAAATAGCCATGATTTACTCCTTAGACACCAGTGGTGTTGTTGTACTGGTGCGTGTTGATTTTCACCAACAACTCGGTGTATGTGTCAGCAGCAGTAGCTGTCTCAGGCACAACGTCGATCACACGGATTGGGATGGTGGCAGTAGTGCCAGCGCCAGTCAAAGTGACGGCGAAAGCAGAATTACCGGTGGTGGTGTTACCAGCGTTCAGAACGAGCGCAAGGTTAGAACCAACAACAGTACGGCCAGCGGTGCCCATGGTAGTGCCAGAGGTCACAACAGCGACTTTGAACAATGCCATTGGATCGTCAACAATGTAGGCGTAAGCCAGATTGGTTGTGGTAGATGCCAGAGCGGGGATGAACTGACCTTGAATGGTTTGACCACTCGAGTTCACGTACTGACCGCCCATGCAAACACCAACGATGTCGCCAGAGTTGGTTGTGGTTGATTTAACCAGATAGCCGTCACTGTTAATCACAACGGTATCGCCATCAAAAATGGCGGTGCCGAAGCCAGCAGCTACGGGAATCTGACGGATTGCACCTGCGTATGGCATGCCATCAATACGATTGATTGGTTGCAGACCATAGGGTGCCGAAACGGTGGGGTAAGCCATGTTTGGACTCCAAAAAGTTTATATACCTTTACCGAAAGTAACCTTCGTACTGCGCTCTTTAAAAAGCGGCATACGTGGGTCATTTTCTCGCATGTACGTGTTGTCCACTGACTGCATCTGCGATTCGGCTTGTTGGCCATAATGCGCATTACGCTGCTCAACGAACTCCACAGGTGTTTTGCAAAGAAGCAGACCGCCAACACAAATCGAGTCTGGGAATCGACCATTAGTCTCCCCGAACAACTGGATTTCTGGGTGATCAGACGCCTTCACGGGTTCCCATCCCTCGCGGAGTTTGGACGAAATGTTACGCGGATCATCTGCGTTTAGGGTGCTCACACGAATCCAGCGATAAGCGTACCCGGCCTCCGGTACGGGGTCAGGTAGAAGCTGAGCAGGAGCCCATTTTGAGGGGCGCGCTGCGGTTACTCGTGTTTCGTTATCACGCTTGGTACGAATTTGTTCCGTCATGTTCATTTCCTCATTTCTTCCGCAACCTTACGCGCGTAGAGTTCCAAAGGAACCCCAAGCCGCTTGGCGATTTCGACCTGCGATTTGGTAAGTACGACCTTTCGGGGCGCAGTACTCCGCGTTGCCGGTGCGACAACATTTGATCTTCGCGACGGAGTTTGCGCATCCGTCTGGCTTCCAGACTCAAACTGATCTGGAAAACGCTCCCTGATGTCACTGTTGATACGTCGATAGTATTCTTCAGTTCCAGCCGGGATACCCTCGTTCACCAAGTCTTCATGAAGGCCAAGAGCGTAAGCCGTCATTCGCTTGTTTTCTCCAAACCACTGGTTCTCGTCTTTCCACGATGCCAGCTTCGGATCAACACGCTGTTCTTGGGGAACTTGTTGTCGTGGTTGTACAACATTTTCTTCTTCCTGTAAAGCAGCAGGACGAAAACTGTTGATTTTGTCTGCCTTGAGTTTGACCGAGGTCATTTCCTCTTGGGCCAAAACCAGTGCATCAGAATCGCCAGCCTCATAAGCCGTCTTGTATTTTCGACGAGCTTCTTCCATGTCGCTGGCGACACTGCGCTTGGCCTGCTCAAGCAAAGCATTCTGATTAGTACTCAAGGAACCCTTGAGCTTCTTGTTCTCTTCAACAATGGCGTAGGCAAGGCGAATGGCCTCGTCTTTCTCGCGCACCGCGGCTTCTTTGGCCCGGCGCTCTTCGTGGTAGCCCTTGGTGAAGTGCTTGATCCGCTTCTGAACGCCCTCGTCGTACTTGGACAGCTCTTCATCAGTCACGTCCTTGGGGGGCGTTTCCATGGGTTTGCGGTTGCGATCTGCTTCCGGGGTATCGTCGACAATTTCAACCTCTGGCTCGGTCTCCACAACCTTTGATCCAGCGCGCGACTGTTTGTCCGTAATCTCATCAGGAAACTCAAACTCGGTTTTTTCAAATTCGGCCATGGTGACTCCTTAAACGCGCTGGATGCCGCGCGGGTCTTGCACCACCGCTTCGACAGAATCGTCATTGATCAAACGCCACTCAGTGCCGTGAATCTTCATGCGGGTGCCGCTGTTGGGGCGCACCAGAACAAAATCACCCACTTTGCAGCTTGGGCCACTTGGAAAGCGTTTTTCATCTTTAAATGCATCGGGCCCGATCTTGGCTACAAACAGCACGGGCGACAGCAGCTCTTCAAACTGCATTGTTTGGTTGGCTTTAAGCAAGCCGCCGTCGTACTCTTCTTTGGCCTGCGGGAGCATGCACAGCAGGTGGTAAGTGGCTGGGTCTGGAATCTGCTTGGCTTTGTCTTCAACGGGTTTGTTGAGAACGCCAGACAGGTCCACCGCCTGAACATCAAAGTTAGTCGTCATTGTCGTCTTTCAGTTTACGCACGAGGTCGCCAAGTTCACGCTGTGCGGTCTGGAGACCTCGGATGACCCCGCACAACTCCCGGTACTGGGCATACTCTTTCGGCTGCCCAACTACCAAAGCTTCTGAATGACTTTTGACCTGCTCCTCAATCCTACGGTTGAGGAGCTCCAAAATTTTGTTGTCCATGTTTCCTCTTAATCCTCCGGCGATTTAGCAGCCGGTCTGTTTGCCATTTCCATCAGCTTGGTCTGCATCTTCATGGACGCTTCCCGCTGCTTCTGGGCCATTTTTTGATCAAACTCTTGCTGGCGCTGCGCCATTTCCTGCTCGTGCACTTGGCGCTCCATGGCCATCTCTTGCTGCGCTTTGGCGGCGGCAAGCTCTGGGTTCTCGCCTTGGCGGGTTGCCGCTTCTTGGGCCTTGAGTTGGAGCTCTTGCTGCTTGATGGCCAAGTCGCCTTGAACTTTCTGGGCCTTGGTCTGAGCGTCCTGCATTTTGATCTGCAGCTCTTGCTGCTGCATCTGCACGATCGGGTCTTGCTGTTGTTGCTGGGCCTGCTTCTGGGCAGCTTCACCTTGGTGAATCTGGGTGAGTTGCTGGGCTGCTTGTGCGACCAGCTTAGCCAACTGAACCTCGACCTGCTCTGGCAGTTCTGCGTTGGGTGCTGGCAGACTTGCGCCAAGGCGCTCTTCGATTTGATTGCGATACTGGAACGCAACGTGCTCTGCAATATGCGCCATGATGGCGGCTTGCATCTGCTGCGCCATGGGGTTCTGCCCCATCTGCCCCATGACCATGGGGTCCTGCATCATCGAGGAGTGGACAGCAATGTGAGCGTCATGGTCTTGGTAGATGAACGCCTTAGTAGGCTTGCCCGTCAGGAACGCCATGTTCTCGCTGATCGGGTCACGCGGCTTCATATCGTCGTCGATCGGCACCAGCTTGTCGGCATTCTTGATCCCCAGCACTTCCAGCATCTGACGGTGCAACTGAGGCAGGTCGTAAATCTGCGGCGCGCCTTGAGCCAACTGGATCGCAGCTTGGTACTGCATGATCCGCTGGGCCATGGTCGAGCTGTTGGGGTCGGACACGGGGATAACCTCCACCATGTCGTAGTCTTCCCGCTTGGCCTGTACGTTCCCGCCATTGGGGATGTATTCGTAGTCGCCCGGGGTGTTGTCGCGGATGATGGCTTTGAGGAGTTTGAACTCCTCTTTCATCGAGTAGTGCACACGGGCCTGTACGGCCGACATCGTTTTGAGCTGGCGCTCAAGGATGGCCAGTGTGGTGCCCACGGGCGCGTTGGCGCTCATGTCGCTGACCTTCATGTCGGCCACAGAGCCGAGGCGGCGGGCCTCATCCGTGATCTGCCCGAGCAGCGCCATCAGAACTTGGCTTGGCTCTTTGTATGGCAACGGCATGATGCTGTCGCGCACCGTGCCGCTGGTCACGTCTACGTCGCGAAACTCCCCCGGAGCGATCGGAGTGTCGTCGCCCTTGATCCGCAGACCGCGGGACTTCAAGCCACCGGGCAGGTTGGACAGCGTGCCAGCATCAACCAACTGACGGATGATGGATGTGCCAGCGCGGGCGTAGCCCCCGATGATGTGGATCAGGCCAAGGCCATACACCCCGAAGCCGGGCACGTAGGTGTACTGCACGAAGTGCTGGCGCTTGAGCTTGAGCTTGTCGTCCTCGTTCCAGTTACGGCGGATGGCCAGCACTTTGGTCGTGCTGCGGTCGATCGTGATGACGTACGGCCGTGCGATGCCGTCCTCGTCTTCATAGCCGGGCAAGTCGTAGTCGACGCACATCTCCAGCAACTGATACCGGTTGTCGTCGCTAAGGGTAAACCCTTGATCTTCTGCTTTGCGCTTCTCGATATCTGAGTGAAACGTAAGGGGGTCCCCCAAGTCGATGTCCTTGTAGAACCCCGCGACCTGCAGCTTCTTGACGTCGTTTTTGGTTTTGCGCATGACGTGGGTCACGCGCTCCGCGGTGCGCGCGCTGGACGCGCCGTACGGGATGATGATGTCTTCAGCCGGGATAAACACGGCCACCTGCCGCCCCAAACTGGGGTCGAAGTACACCTTTTTGAACGCTGCCCCGGCCAAGCCGAGGTTGTACAGCATGCGCTCGTGCTCAGGGCGGTACTCCGGCATCTCTTCTGTGAGCTTGAAGTTCATGTCGATGCGCACGCGCTCGGCAGCTTCTTCCTTCAACTTATCTATTGCCCCAATGATTTCCGTCTTGACGGGCCCCTGCGCCGGGAACGTCTCAATGATTGTCTCGGACTGGAACCTGATGGCCGCTTCAGTCAGCACGGTGGAGTACACCCCGCAGGCACCGGTCCAAGGCTCGGTGCGCTCTTCGTATTTCATGCCAAGGACTTCGAGGCCCTTGACGTACATGTCCGCCCACTCTTTGCGGGACGCCACGTCGGAGTCGTACTCTCCCATCAGGTCACTGGCCAGTGTGCTCAGCTCCCCCTCATCCATGAACTCGGCTAAGTTGGCATCAAAGTCCTCGTCCGTTTCGTCCTCCGGCATCAAGTCAATTTCAAGCCCGTCCACGCCAATCTGCACCCCCTCGGGGTCTTCAATCATAATTTCTATGGCCGGGGTGTCGTCTGGAGTAATGCCTGAGAGCGCGTCCAAGCCCAACGGGGCCGGAGTGAGCGAAGAGGTCATGCTGTTTGCTGCTGCCATGGTGAATCCTAATAGTACGCGGCCCGGCGGGCCCGCTGGAAGCCTTCATTATCCTCGTGGTCGGTACTTAGGCGCAACAGGCCACCTTTTCGCACGCGCATCAAGGCCAGCGTCATCGTGTCCACTTCGTCGTCGTGCTCGCCAGCCGGGAACGCCAAAATCTCCTCGACGGTCTTGGCAGCCCACGCGGTCTCGGGGAACCAGACGTGGCCGGAGGCAAACATGTCCGCCACCGCGTTAAGCCGGGCAATCTTGTCTTGGCCCTTGCCCGGGCTAAAGTCCTGCACAAATATGCCCGATCTGCGCATCTCGTCGATCAGCGGCTGCCCGCTGGCCTTGGCCTCCACCACCACGGAGTCCGGCTGCCAGTCCGCGTACTGCTCGTGGGCCATCGCCTTGAGCTCTGGGAATTCGTACTTGCCCTTGACGGAGTTGAGCAGGATGACGTTCTGGGTGTTGTCTTGCTCGTTAAACCATACGCCCCACGTATGGCACACAGAAAAGTCTGAGCGCTCCTTGGTGGTGAGCGCTGTGTCGAACGACTGCACAAGAAACTCGCACTCCGGCGGCTCGTCGCCGGTCCACCACTTGATCCAGTCACGCTTGATGATCGCAGCTTCGGCAGCGGTGGGGTTCTGCTGGTACTGGGCATACCACTGCCACATGATGTGGTGCATCGACGCACGGGTTTGTTGCAGGGATTCGATCGTCCACTGCTCGGGCCAGATTGACTTCTCGTTGCTGGTGCCCTCATTCAGAATAGCCGGGAACTCAAACGCTTCGTAGCTGTCCCCGCCCTCGTTCATGGCAGAGTCTTTGAGCAGCCGGCCGATCAGGTCCCGCTGGTGCCAGCGTGTGTGGAGCACGCAAATTTTTCCGTCCGGCATCAGTCGAGTGCGCAGACCGGCACTGAACCACTCGTAGGCGTTGTCCAAGGAGTTGGTGTTTCCGGCCTTGATGTCCTGCTCAGACAGCGGATCGTCGGCAATGATGAGGTGTGCACCCCGCCCGGCCAGCGCGCCGCCCACACCGATTGCAAAATACTCGCCCCCTTCGGTGGTATTCCACTGGGCCGCGGCCTTGGCGTCCGCGGCAATCTTGGTTTTAGGAAAAATGCGCGCGTACTCGGCCGATTGGATCAGGTTACGCACCTTGCGCGCCATGACGATCGCCAAATCTGCAGTGTGTGACGCTACGATCACCTTGTGGTCCGGGTGTCGGCCAAGGTACCACGCTGGGTAGTAAATTGAGATCATCTGGGACTTGCCCATCCGCGGTGCCATGGACACGGCAATGCGGTTTTTGATGTTCTGCTCGACGTCCATAAGGAGGTGGCCCAGCCGTTTGAGGTGGACGCCAAACTTGTAGGTCTTGTCGATGGCCGCAATGAACGCCAAGAAGTCGTCTTGGGCTGCAGTGATTGTTTTGCGCTCCTCCAGCTCGTCAAACATGGCCAAAAGCTCGGCAGCCTCCTCCCGAGGCATGCTCTTGATCAGTTTTTCAATGATTTGGGGCGTCAATTCCATGATTTACTTGGCGTCCACGTCGTCAACGGAGATTTCTGGCAGGTGGGAGGGCGTGTTTGGCACCACTTCTCCCTCAATCACGCGGGTCAAGCGCTCGCGCAGCAGTTGTTCGAGCTCCTCAGTGGGCCGGTGACGCATGGTGATCTCGGTTTTGTCCGTAAACAACCCCACGTCTGAAATTTTGCCCAGCAATTCCAGCGATTTCATGCGGATGCGGGGGTCCGGGTTGGCCGTTTCGGCAATCAGCTTGTTGGTGACGTAGGTTCTGATCTGGGCTGCAGACTTGACCACCACCTTATCGTACTCATTGAGCAAGGACTGCAGGTAGACAACCGTTTGGGGAGAGGATAAGTCCTCGTCGGAGGCCAGCTTGTCGCCTGCAAAGATGCTGCGGGCGTTGTCTTTGTCGAATTCCGTGATTTCGGACGGGTCTGGCAGGCTGTCGGTGTCTACGATTGCAGCCATGGCTGCAGCCACTCGGGTCTCTAGTGACTCAAAAGTCGGCGCGTAGTCCGCAATCGGGATGTCGTAATCGATGCTGGCGTGGTACATGGGAGGGAATCGCACTCCGGGTTGTTGGGCGGATTATATAGTGAAATTTTTGGAATGGCTTTTATTTTTGCATGGGGGGTGTTTCCTGTGGGGAGATTTAATTATATATACGTTGGATTTTTAGAGGTGGTTGCGGATGCGGCGCTCAGCGTAAAGGCACGCGAGGAGTCCCAGTTCACAGCGCGGGGGGCCGGGTGCGGGTGGGGTCGCGGCGTCCGGACTTTTAAGGTTAGAACATAGCTAATGGGGTTGACAATTACCTATGGTTGAGTTACATTTGAGTTGTCGGTTAATTCAGACCGACATAACCAAAAGGTAATTTATGTCCAAGTCATT